AACGTGTTGAAGCAATTTTTTTTTTCAAGCAGACGACGGCATACGAGGTGTAGCCGTGACTGGAGTTCAGACGTGTGCTCTTCCGATCCTGCCATGAACTTAAACTGCTTCATAGCATTGCCTAGATACTCTGAGTCTTCAGTGCTTAGTATGCCTGTACAGACATCGTGCATAAGGTCATCTACTTTCTCTGACCAAGTTTGCGTCTCGTTCAAGGCGTACTTGTTACGGAAGATTGACTCACCAAAACTATTTCTAAACTCGCTCATGCTGCTTGTCCTCTATCTGAATCTTTAATAAATACGCCTGCACCGTTGAGATAGCCTTTACGATCTTTAATGTCTTCGTAAGCGACTTCTAAACAGTGTTCTAGTGTTAGCTCGTTCATCATTGCTAAGTTGTTCAACACCACCAAGCAGTCGCCAATATCGTCTGCTATATCTCTATGCTTTGCTACGTTGTCAGCAAGTTCACCTACCTCACTAACTAGCTTCAGAGCCTGTGTTGCTACAATACCATTCCTAAATATACCACGCTCACTGCTCCACTTAGTACACAGCTGTAGTAATTCGTCCATTCTAGACATCGCACTTTTCCTCTATCAATTTGTCTAAGTACCAACGTGCTTTGCGTAAGTCTTCTATGCCATTCTTGTCTTTCCACCTATGTAGGTACTTAATTAAATTTCCGTTTAAATAGCCTAAAAACTCTTCATTAGACAGTCGATCTTCAATGTAGTCTATACATTCAACTATGCCAGTGTTGTAGTGTTCGGGCTTGTTGACAGTATCAAACATCTTGTTTATTCCCGGCCAAGATGTTTCAACATACTCTCCTTTTTCCTTGTCCCACGTTTCATGTTTCTTGTGCTTCGTACTATTTGCAACACGTTGTTCGTCCTTTATTGCTTCGTTAACACGTCTAGCTTGCGCTCTACGTTTCTTACTTAGTGCGTCCCACTCTTCAGCAGGTGAATTGTCAAGAAAACTCATCGTCATTTTCTCCTAAGTCTTCGATTATTTGATCTAGTTTGTCCTCTACCTTATCCTCGAAGCGTTCTACAAGCTCCGTAGAGTTAATCTCTAACGTCTCAAGCACAGTTATCTCATCTAAGAGAGACAGCTGCTCTTTTATCTCTGTGAATGTTTTACTCATTCGTAGACTCTCCGTACTTCTTTCTAAGGTAGGACATACTAATTGGCAGCTCGTCAAAGCTACCGTTGTTTACTTCGTTGAATATCCAAAGCCCACGCCAAGACTGATTAGTCTGCGGTGTGAGATAGCTTTGGTCTTCTTGGTAGAAGATGCCTGCGAACAGACCAGTGACTGACACACCGTCAGCTCTACGTGCGTAGGCGATGTCTCTGTCTTGTACGTGACCCATGACACAGCTAACCATCTTCTTAGTCAGCATTAGCTTAGCAGACGACACAGGGCGACCCATAACGCCAGAGGTGAAGTAGTGAGAGTAGGCTATACCGTCAATCATCTTAACTTCTAAGAACGGTACAACTTCCCAACCCATCTTCTCTAGACCAAGGTCAGCAAAAGACATCAAACCCTCAAGCTCAGGACTGTCTTCTACTGCTCTAGTAATCCTGTTCTCGTGGTTGCCAAGTAAGAACACTAGCTTAGGTTTCCACACCTTGTGCTTGTTAGCGCGTTGCCGTGCTTGTTCTTCCTTGATAGGAGCTAGGAAAGCCTGCATAGCAACCTTGCCTGACTCTACGTCTGCTTGATAACGTCTGCCTTCAAAAGACTTCTTACCTTTGTCATAGCTAGACAGACTAGGAAAGTCCCAGTGGTCACCTAAATGAATGATAACTTCAGGCTTCATAGCTACTGCATACTTACCTGCCCACGTCAGATGCTCTATATTAGAGTCTGGTTTAACTTGCGTGTCTGGTATGACAAAGTGTCTCATGTCTTCTTCCTCGCTGCACGTTCTGCGTTAGTTTTCTTCTGGTGACACTCTACGCACAAGACCTGCATACCGTCTGCTTCACAGAACAACCTCTCTGAGAAACCTGCAATGTCTTTATAGCTGCTTAGTTTGCCTGCCGGAATGATGTGGTCTACCTGTATCTCTTTGTTGGTATGCCACTCTGAACACTCAGCACATTGATACTCGTACTTGTGTCTGCAACCTTCTACTGTACGCTCTGCGTCCTTTTTAACTTGAAACTTAACAGGATAACGGCTGTAAGCCTGTCTAAGCGCTGATCGTATGAACTGCCAATAACGCGCTTCTGTCCAAGTCTTTCCGGCTCTAGTGCGTGGTACTAGTTGCTTCGCCATAAAAGCGTACTCCTGTAGGACGTTCTCGTGGAGGCATCCACATCTGTCCTGCTGTGCGTCTTAGCCACAGTAGACGTGCATTCTCCAACGCCCTGTCATAGCCTAATTGGTCTTCGCAAATGTCCCACATATCAGTTTCTTTGCGGCAGTTGCCAATCAAGTCGTGTGCGCCACCTGCGCCTATACCTTCAACACCAATGATGTTGTCAATAGCGTCACCTGTGAGTATCTGTTTGTAAAAACTCTTCAAGCCTATCTCTGAGCTTACGAAGTACTCTTCCTTCTTCACAAAGTTATAGTGCATGCCTGCTACTTGATCGAAGTCTTTATCAATACTTACCATGATAGGATCGTCGTTCAAATGAGCAGAGGAAGCAGCAGTAGCTATAGCATCGTCAGCCTCTTCACCTTCGATCATGACTGCTTCCCAGTAACCAATAGCATACTCGCGTATAGCAGGCAGCAGAAGGGGTTTTGCACCTTTCCTGTTTCCTTTGTACGGAGCAGTGACGGCAACGTCATGTCTGAAGTTACCGCCTCCGGTTAGGTATAGGATATAGTCGTGCTCAGGATAACGCATTAGAACGTCAGTGAGGATAGAGTTAAAGGCTCGTTTGACTTGTGCTGTAGCATTCTCTAAAGAGACTTGTGCGTCAGTCTCGCACGCACAAGCCGCCCGATAGCAAAATATATCGCCATCAATTAGAAGCATTAGAGAGCTGCTTCTAAGTCTAAGTCTAAAGCAACTTCTGAGTCAATTTCATACTCATTCAGGTCGGTAATTACTAACTTGTAACAGCTTGCTGAACGACCGTCCTGACCTGTTTGACCTTTCCAATCATAATGACTAACGGCAACAACTGCTTCAGATCCGTTGCCTATAAGACAATGAATCTCGTCTCCATCAACGTTATAAGCGCGTATAGGATAATTAGACTTAGCCGTGACAAAATCACCTGCTTCGTTGTTCTTGTTCCTAATAGGCACTCCTCGCTCTTCTAACGCAGCAACGGCTTTGCTTGAGAGATTACCAAGGTCAACTTGGTATTTTCCTGACATTTTATTAGGCTGTTTTAGGTTAGCCCAGTAAATAGTAGCTTTAATAGGTGTAGGTGGTATCTTTTTTTGCATTGTAGTGCTCCTTAATAAAGTCTATATAGTCTATCACGTAAAGTTAAAAAAATCAATGAGTTTCAGACCAATTGTTACCAATCTTATACTCACCATCCATAGGGCAACGTAGTTCAAAATCGTCACCTGCCTTGCGTATCGCATTACGAAAGTGTAGTCCTACAGCCTTGGCGAAAGCCTCTGGCGTCTCTACTTGAAACTCATCGTGTACGTTAGCGACCATCTTAAAAGGTATGTTCTGCTCTCTAAGACTCTCGACACCGTTCAGTAATGCTTTCTTCATAAGCGCTGCGCCGCCTCCTTGTAAGAGGAAGTTCAACGCACTATAAGCCTTGCGTATGCGTATCCTTCTGCCGTCTAAACTAGGCAACGTGCCGTTTGCTGCTATCTTCTCTACTAACTCCTTCAACGCTTTTAGCGATGGTATATTGTCAAGGAAGTCTTTCTTTAGCTTCTTCCCATGTTTAGCGCCCTTGCCTGCGATACTGCCTATCTTCTCATCACCTGCACCGTACAGGAATGCGTAGATGAACGTCTTAGCTTGGTCGCGTGTGTCGAGTCCTGCCGCTGCTTGGTTGGCGCTGTGTATGTCGCCGTCTAAGATGGTGTTAACGTAGTCCTCGTCCTTCATATAATGGGCTAGCATCCGTAATTCAAGACCAGACGCATCAATACCCACTAGTTTGTTGCCTTGCTCTACCGTCCAACAAGCGCGACACTCGCCTCCTAACTCAGCTTTGAGCCGTTGCACTGGTGTCATGCCATCGTGCGCCTTACGTGTTGCAGGCACTTGAGCCATGTTAGGCGATATATGAGTCATCCTACCTGTCGCTGCACCGCTGCTAAAGACGCGACCATGCACTCTGCCGTCATCCGCTACAGCTTCTAGCCATGAACTTACCTGACTAGCTCTTTTCTGTAATAGAAGATACTCAGCAACAAGCTGCGCCGAAGGATTATCAATGCCCTCTAGCACGTTCTCATCTATCTTGTAGCTACCGCCTTCGGTCTTGTC